ATCAATATATCCTAAAACTGCCGATTTAATATACTCAGCAGGAATCTTATTAAAGATTTTTTCATCAATCAAAAAAGTTTTATTTTCTACTAATCCTAAATTTTTTAATCCTTGGACTAAATTTTTACGGCAAACCATTAGCCTTTTGTTTGTCCCATCATTATGGATTGGGCCAGTATAATTAATCTGTTTACAAAATTTGAATAAGTGTTGCTCGTCTTTTTGATTCAAACAGATTTGAAGTTTTTTATTATAGATGTTGCCATCAGCGCATATAAATCCGAACCAGTAAGCTTTTTCATGTGAGTTGATAGCATCAAAATAAGACTCGTCGCATGAATATTTATTATTGCCATAGTCATCGCGCTTTCTGCCTCCGCCGCCATATAGTTTTAAAATTTTCAAGACAGTACTTTTGCCGATACCATATTTTGATCTACAAATTTTTACAGTAAATTTATTTATATAGTAATCGTTAAGCATTTCTTGTATTTTTGAATTTGATAATTTCATTCTTGCAATTAGAAACGCAAGGACTACTATTATCTTTCATTTTTAAATGCCTCCCAAGAGAATGAATCGCTGCCACAATGTTCCAAGTTTGGGCTGGAGAGCGACTGCTCTTTACCAAAAGCGCGTTTGCACAAACATTTGTATGTCTGCCAAGCTTCAAAGTCTTTGCGATTTTTATAGTAAATAGACTTTGTTTTCTGAATGCTATCGCCAAATGCGGATGCCCATTTTTCGACCTTAGCTTTTAGAATATGATCAAATGGTAAATCATTACTCTCGATAAAATAAGTCGTCTTTGTAAACTTAAAGTTTGGCAAGCATTGTTTGCCTCTAAAGTTATTATTATAAATAAAAGAATCGTAAAATGGAATGCACAGCATCAAATCGTCTGACCAGTTATTCTGTAGAGATACAGAGTCAACAAAGCCACCATTCTTTTGATTCGCCAAAGAAAAGATGCGAGTTAAATTTTTAACACCTTTGTCGTTCTTGGCAAAGACAACAATCTTATGTTCGGAAGATTTCTTATCTTCTTCTGATACAGAGTTGCAGCAAGATATTCTAGAGCCAAAAATTAATTGAATATCATGCTCTTTGCATTTCTGATGAGCGTCCAAAAAGCCGATCATTGAATCTTCCACCAGAAAGATTTCGGACAATTTGTTTTCTTTCGCAATCGAGATGATGCTATCAGAACCGCCTTCTTTGGTTTCTTTTGGATCGTCTAGTGTTAGTATCGACTTTCCTATACTATATGTGCTCTTGAAGAGTGGAATCATGCTTTAATCTAGCATGATACGTTCTATCTGTCAATTCCTTTATTGAACCCTGGACAGCCGCCATAATACATTGTCTGATAAAGATATTTATCTTCGGGATACTTTTTAATGTATTCGTCAAAGTCCTCCAAGAAACATGAGGCAATCATTACGCCTTTCATGTCGCAAATTTTATAATAGTAAAAATCAAATTTATATGGGCAATGATACATTAAGCTGCCATCTTTTTTGAGTTGACCTTTGCGAACGGCTCTTCCGCATTGCAAAGGACCACTAAAAGAATTATCTTTGGGGTAATCTTGTCTAGCTGCTAAATTAGAAAATGCCGTTTGAATATCAAAATTATCCAAGTATTTTTGGATTTCAGTTAGTTCAGATTGAAAACCGTCTAACTCTTCTTCTGTTAGTGCTGGCATCCTAACAACGCCTTTTTCATTTGGTAAGAATTTTAAAAATAGGAATTCAGAACAGCGATTGTTATAGTCTGGAAATTGCTTTTTAACAGCAAGAGAATACATCAAATCTTGTAAGTTATTCTCAAGGTCTTTTCCCTTGAAAACTTCTTTACTGCTTTTAAAGTCGCGGATGATAGCTAGCCCCTGCTTCTTGTAAAGAAAGAGTTTGTCAATAAAGCCTTTGATTCTGTAATCAAACTTGCCTTCTTTAACATCAATTTCAAAATCTTGCTCGCTCAAAGCTTCTGAAGGTTTGCCATTTTCTGCTCCAAAGAAGTCGTATTGAAGACCAGCAAGTGTCATATCACAAATCTGCTTGATATTATCTTCGTCATTAACTCCTTCTTTTTTCGCATGTTTGCGAATTAGTCTTTCAATAGCTTTGCTAGAAAAGACATCTCTCTTCTTAATGATGAGAGAAAAATGTTTTTTGTGGCGGTTTTCGCCCAAGCATTCAAAAACTAAGTGACATATTGAACCTCTTCGAGCGCCGTCATTGCTTTTATCAGGCAATTTTAAACGATAAGAACACCAATACTTCCAACTGCATGATTGAGCAGTTTTGATACGACTTGCTGATAGTGATGTTCGGTTTTTAGATTCCAAAGTTTTGTAGTTTTTTAAAAAATTTCTCCAATTTCTTTTCTTGAAAAGAAGTACGATTGGCAGAGCAGAAATCTTTATAATCAGTTAATTTAGCTTCTTGAGAAACATTTGACTCTTGATACCAGTCCTTGAATGACATTTCTTTCTGTCTCATATCGCCAAAATCATTTGCCAAAGGCAGTTGGATCGACAACTGCTCAAAGTCAAAAAATTGAATGAGTTTCATATAGTTTTTCATGGCAGAGATTTTACCATGGTTCTTTTGCTTCTCATTATCGTTATTTGTGGCGATAATGATCTTACGCAAGTCTTTGGAGCAGAGATAGTTCAAGAGCGCTGGAGAGCAGTCTAATCCAAAAGTAACGAGGTTATTTGCATAACCTTCTTCTGTCAAAGCCAAGCTGTCTCCAATACTTTCTACTAAAATAACCTCTTTCTTTTCGTCAATAATAGAATCAACTGTTTGCTCTCTTGGAACAAATGCTGGGTAAACCCATTTTGTTTTTGTGCCAACATGCTTCCACTTGGGAGATTCATTGTTGTCGTTAATTTTTCTACCGCTGAATCCAAAGATTTCTGCGTTAGATTCATAAATCGGAAACACTATTCTTTGATACATTTGGCCATTCCCAGCCAAACCACACTGATAAAGCTTCTGTGTTTCTTCACTGATTCCGCGCTTCTTGTAAAAGGAGAAGTTTGGAAAAAGTCTATTTAAGCATTCTTTGGGGTAAATTTTATCCATCTCTATTTTTTCTTTTGCGATATAATGCGTTTGAACTTCTTGGCTATAACTAACATACTGCTTGATGATTTTTGGGTCTTTGGTTTGCAGCGTCAATTCAACCAGTTTAGCAAGAGGCAGAGAAGTGTTGCCTTGAACATAGTCTTGCCACACTCCGCTATTCTTATACACTTTAATCGCTGTTGGATTATCGCCGCCGCGATACAGAGCTTTTGTTCTCCAATGATTTCCAAAATCTTTTAGAGTGTAACCTAGCTTTTCAAGAGAGCCTTTTATTTGATCAGAGTTCATCAAAATCGGGAGCAGTATTTCTTCCATTTTCTTCGGCACCTTCGCCAATATCATTGAATTCAACAATGTCTCGAAGGTCGCCTCTTTCTGTGATGTTAAAATTCTTAAATTCCAAATTAATGAAATTCTTGCGAAGTGTATCGCCTACGCGCACGGCTTCTACTGCACCAGCAATATCTTTGCCCAAATGTCGAGCTTTTACATTGATAAGCTTGTGCGTTCCAAATCTAACTCCTTCATTCAGGACTTCATCTGTTGTTTTGTTTCTTAGAATAAACATGTGAGAACAGAATTGAGTAATTCGATCAGATAGAGACACGATGCTCTCATCGTCAACAACGTTTTGAGAGTTGCGATTATTGGTGATGCCAGATCGGTTTGACTGAACAGAAGTGATCATCGAAATGATTGGTAACCCATCATATAGAATATCTTTCTGAACGCATCGTTTAAATTTATCAACCATTTCTCCAACCATTTGCCATTCTGTTTTATTGGAGCCTGTGCTATCAGATGTTGTTTTGATGTAGTCAAAGCTAAAAATCATCTTGTTGCCGCGACCAACTTTTGAATAGTAAAATCTCTTCAATGTATTGATCATCGAATCAACATCCAAGCCGCCAACATTATAGTAATAAAATTGCAGCTTCTTAACTTTGGCCCAAATGTTGCGAACCTTATCTACTGTTTCTTTTCCTGCACGCAACCACTGACCGCTTTCAATCAAGTGCATAGGAACCCCACTGAGGGCAGAGCATTGGCGCATAATCAATTCTTCCTTGCTCATTTCGCCATTATCAAAATGCAATACTGGAACATTGTATGACAAACTGACTTTGGTTGAATAGTCCATGCAGAACTGAGTCTTACCAACGCCAGATCGAGCAACAATAACAGTAATATTTCCTGGTCGCAAAAGAGAACCATAAATACTGTTAATCTTTTCATGCGGACCCATCATCCCAAATTCGGTAACAGGATTTGCGCCCCTGTCTTCAATCATTGATTCCATCTCATCGTAGATGTTTTCTGGAGAATCATTGCCAACCTCATATTGATTGATGCGGCTGTTATATTCTTTATCAGCTACAGAAATGATTTCCGAATAGGAACTTTCTGCTGGCAAAGTTTTCATCTTTTTCGCAATATTTTGAGAGGATTCAAAAATCTCTCTGCGAATAGTGTACTTTTTAAGTTCTTTGGCTGTTTTAATGAGACTGCCATCGGCTACCTTTCTCATGCCAAGACTCTTGACGTATTCTGCCACGTTTACCACATCATCAAACGAGATTCCAAGATTTTGGACTCGTTGCGCGATGATTACGTCATCAATTTCTTCGTGCGCCTCTAGGGCTTGGCGAACGATTGTGAAGATTGTTTTATTTAAACTGTTGTCTTCACTATAAAAGTCTTTTTCATTAATGAATGCAGAGATTTCGAAATAGTTCTCTGGCTTTTTAATGAGTGCTGCCAGCAATTGCTTTTCAAGTTCATAAGAGTAGATCATGCTACTATTACGATACTCAGGAATCAATCTTCGTCAACATCATCTTCATCATTTTCTTCTTCTCCAAGACTATATGCGGTTTCAGCTTCGTCTGAATTTTGAAGATATTTTTCCAAAGCTTTTCTCATGCCGAATTCTACAACTTGAGAATCATATTTGCAGTAGATGACTGGTGTTCCGTCTTCTGAAACATAAGCTAGCAGAACGCCTTTATACTTGTCTGCGTTGCCGCTGAGTTCATAGATTTGTTCGATAAAGTTTGAAGGCATTTCGAACTGAGGAATTTCTTTGATTTTATTATTCAGCATGTTTTATATTACAGATAAATTTCATACGATTCAAAAAAATCTTTATTCAATTCTGAAACAGAATAAATTTCAACAAGTTTGATGCCGTTCATCTCGCAAAATTCTAGCTTTTTATTGTCTCTTTTTAATTGCTGTAAAAATTTATTTCTATTGCCGTGAAAGAAAGGAACAAATTTTGTATGCTGCTGACCTTGGACCTCAATTGCAATTTTTTTGTTTGCATTATAAAAGTCAAAAGTCATTCTTGTGTCAACGAGCCTTAGCTCCTCAAACACAAAATCATCATTCCAATATGCTTTTAAAAACTTTTTAACTTCGTCTTGGAATTTGCTGCGAGTTTTCGTTCGCCAATTAATTAGATATTTTGACGCATTTTTCAGCAGCTTCTCTTTCCCATTTAAAGTTTTAAACTTCATTGGCGATCATTTTGCGAAAATATTCAATCAAAAAGCTAAGAAGTGCTGTGTCCTCCTCGACAACCTTAAAAAGAGATGCTTCGCCTTGAATTTTAGGTGGGAATGTCAGAGAGTTTTCGGCTAGTAGCTGCAAGAAATCTTCGCTTGGAGAGAACCAAGCACCACTCTTATTGACAAGCTCCCAAGCCAAGAGGAGATCGACAATCTCCTTCTCAATCCAAATAGACTTGCCGCCTGTGCG